CCGGGACGGTAACATCCGCCAGCCCTTTAAAAATCAAAATCGAACAGAGATTTGAGATCAGCGGAAGCATGTTGATTCTGCCGGAACATTTGAAAGAGCGTGAAATCAAGGTGACAGTAAAGCCGACACATACCGAGGACGGCGGTACGCCGGAGCATAACCATGAATATGGCGGCGAATTAACGGTGACGGTACATAGCGGTCTGAGCGTTGGTGACAGCGTGCAGGTGGTCCGGCAGCAGGGCGGGCAGAAATATCTTGTAATCGGGAAGGTGGTGTAAGCATGATACCGGTATCAAACCAGTTGAAAAACGTCGAAGTGGTAGAACAGCCGTCCCTCTGTCCGAGAATGATCGTGGAAAGTGAACGGATCATAGGGCAGTGCGATGATGTCGAAGCGATTAAGCAGGCGATCTATAACATTCTGAATACCGAGCGGTATCAGTATATTATTTTTTCGTGGGACTATGGTGTGGAACTTAAGGATCTGTTCGGAAAACCAATCGATTATGTTATGCCGGAGGTAGAGCGGCGCATCACGGAGGCTCTGGTGCAGGATGACAGGATTGATTCATGCGACAGTTTTGAGTTTGAGAAAAAAGGAAGAAAATTGCTGGTTACGTTCGTTGCTCATACGAAATTTGGAAGCGTTCCGGCACAGAAGGAGGTGGATGTATAAGTGTACGAGGAGCAGACGTTTGATGCAATTATGCAGAGGATGCTTGAGCGCATTCCGGATACGCTGGATAAGAGAGAAAGCAGTCCTGTATATATGGCGCTTGCACCGGCGGCGGTCGAATTGGCATCGCTGTATGTTGGATTTGATTGCATGCTGGCGGAGACATTCGGCGATACAGCATCGCGGGAGTACCTGATCCGGTTATGTGCGGATAGGGGTATCACACCTAAGACAGCTACGTATGCGGTACTGGAATTAGAGTCGGATGTGGAGGTACCGGTCGGAACACGGTTTACCGGCGGGGATCACATTTATAAGGTAACTGCAAGCGGACAGGTAACCTGTGAGCAGCCGGGGGCTGCCGGGAACGAATACCTGGGGGATGTTATCCCGGTGGAGTATGTGATGGGGCTCACGACGGCAAAACTTACGCGTGTGTTGATCTACGGAGAGGACGACGAGGATACCGAAACTCTTAGATTGCGGTATCAGGAATCTTTCAATGAACGGGCTTTTGCCGGGAATGCAAAGGACTATCATGACAAAACACTGGGAATAGCAGGAGTTGGCGCTGTTAAAGTGATCCGGGCATGGAATGGTCCGGGAACGGTCAAACTTGTGATTTTAGACAGTGTTTTCGGAAAGGCAACGGATGTATTGATTCAGACGGTGCAGAAAGAATTTGACCCGAATAAAGACGGGCATGGCGATGGCCTTGCACCGATCGGGCACGCGGTGACAGTTGACACCGCATCCGAAGTCACTGTTAATATTGCGGCGACGATAACCTATGATAACGGGTATGACCTTAATACCTGCAAGACCCAGATCGAGACAGCCATAGAGGAGTATTTTGCCGGACTTAGAAAGAACTGGGAAAATCAGTCAAAACTGGTTGTGCGGATTGCGTCTATTGATGCAGCGATCATGGGAGTGAAAGGCGTGGTAGATGTGACCGGTACAACGCTTAACGGCGGGGGAAACGTCGAGTTAACAGAATATGAGATCCCGGTGCTGGGGGTGGTTACTTATGGCTGATCGTTATATCAATCTTAAGGAACTGCTCCCTTTGTATTTGCAGGCGTATAAGGAACTTGCCGCACCTATGGATGCGGAAACACCGGAGTTCCAGATAATTGAGGCGGAACATAACAGGATCATTGCCAACCGTTATATCGTGACCTGCGATGAGGAGGGCATTGTTCGATATGAGCAACTCATGGGAATCCAGCCCAAGGCAGATGATACGTTGGAAGACCGGATTTTCAGATGCATAACAAAGTGGAATGTGTGTCTGCCGTACAATTATGCTTTCCTCGATCAAAAGTTAAGGGAACTATGTGGAGCTGAATATACGTTGGATCTGGACATTGCTGGCCAGACCGTAACAGTTAAAGTGGGACTTGCGCAGAAGAATCAGTATGATGTGGTCGCGGAAATGCTGGAAGAGATAGTTCCATGCAACTTACAGTTGAATCTTTCTTTACTGTACAATCAGTACCAGGCGCTTAAACCATATCCACATATTATTCTGGCGCAGTTTACACATTGGGAATTGCGGAATTTGAGCATCCCCCGGAATTTAAGTGCTGCGGTAGAGAATATAGCGGCGTATACAGTGGATGATCTGGCACGCTTCACAGTGGAAGAGGTTGCGGATATAGGAATCAGAAAGAAGGTATGAGATGAAACTTACGGATTTATTCAAATTCAAGCTGTTTGAACGAAAAGACGTTGCAGATCTGGCGGTGGTCAATGAGAACTTCCAGACGGCGGAGAGCGAGATTGACAAGCGGCTGCTCAAAACTGCGGTGCAGAACACGAACACAGTCACAGAAGCGGGATATGCACTGGATGCCAGACAGGCGAATCCGAATGTTAAGGGATCGCTGGCTGAACTGATTGCGGCGTTGAGCGAAATGTTGACAAGTCATAAAAGCTCTGGCGATCATGATAGCAGATATTATACAAAAACAGATATGAATACGATGCTTGCCAGAAAAGCTGATAGCGAGCACAACCATGACAAGGTGTATTATACAAAAGCATTTGTTGATGGTCTGCTTGCGTTGAAAGCAGACCTTACACATTATCACGATAACAGGTACTATACTGAAGCGGAGACGGATGCAAGAATGGCAAAGGCAGCTCGATATGTGGGCTTATATGAACAGGAGATTACGTTGGCAGCGGGCGGGGAATTTTACCAGGCAATTCCAAGTACGTATCAGAATGGGGGATATATTTATTTTATAAACTGCTCGGGTAACTCGTTGAATTTCACGGCCAACATGGAAGGATATAATATGGCTGTGAAGAATAGGGGCGCAAGTACGCTGGCAACTCGAGTGCAGGTGTATTTTTTTAGCATTGGCGTATAAATCAAGAAGAAAGGGAAAAAGTATATGAAGTTGAAAACCTCAAAAGACACTTACGAAATTGTAAGTGCAAACCATGAAAACGGAAAATTGAATATTGTATTTGAAAACCAGTCCTGCGAATCTTTGCAGGATATTTTTTCGGTCAAAAATGATCTGGCACGGCTGGAGATTTATGATCATGATGAGCGGACCAGCATTATCACTGAGTATGTGGTGCTTGAACGTGTGGTGCTTGAGGATAATCATGCGACGGTAGTTCTCGGAAGAGAAAGTGACGACTATTCGCAGCGCGTCACGGATCTGGCATCAAAACTTGCGGAGGCATCGGCAACCGCATCGGAGATGGCGGAAACAGTTACCGCGACAAATAAGACGGTTGATGGAAATACAACCGATATTCAGAAGCTTGCTGCCGATATGGATTATCTGGCTATGCAGATGGAGGTGACATTGGATGAGTAAACATTATGAAAAGGTAAAAGGGTATTATGACAAGAAACTTTGGAGCAAAACCCGTGTGTACAATGCGGTAGGAAAGTGGATCACAGCCGGGGAATATGAGGAGATCACCGGGGAGACATATGAGGAACCGGCGAAGAAAAGTGCCGAGGAAGATACAACTATGATGTAGGAGGAGAATCATGAAACAGACGGAGAATTATGGCTTTAACGTACCGGAGGAACATGAATTTTATGATGTTGCAGTGCAGAACGAGAACTGGGAGAAGTTAGATGCGGCTTTAACACAAATCGAGAGCCGGCTGCAGGAAATTGCAGAAGCAAAACAGTAACAGAACCATAGTCATAGCGCCGAACAATTGATCTTTTTGATCGAACGTCCGGCGCTATTCAGTTGGCACAAACCTGCATAAGCAGTGTTTTATACTTATTATAAGGAAAGAGAGGATAAGGATATGGAAAAACTTTTTAATCACACAAGCATTTTTGTAGGAATCGTCGGCGGGATTATCGCCGGCTGGCTCGGCGGCTGGGATATGCTGCTTAAGACGATCGTGTTTCTGGCGGTGGCAGATTATGTGACCGGAGTTATCAAGGGCATTTATACCAAGACACTGAGTTCAGAGACGGGCTTCAAGGGGCTTCTGAAAAAGATTGTGATGTTCATCGTGATCGCAGTAGCATATTCGATTCAGAAACTGTTGAATGATGCGATCGCGCTACGGGAGATCGTGATTATGTTTTACATCTGCAACGAGGCACTTAGCCTGCTGGAGAACGCAGCAATGTTTATTCCGATCCCAGACAAGCTTAAGGACGTGCTGTTGCAGCTGAGAGACAAGGAGGTAGAGGACAATGGCAAATAAGAGAATTGGACAGGCAGGACTTGCCCTTATCAAGCAGCACGAGGGATGCAGACTGGCAGCATACCGGTGCGCCGCCGGTGTATGGACCATCGGGTACGGTCACACGGCTGGCGTACATAGTGGCATGACGATCACACAGGCGCAGGCAGATGCTTACCTGCAGCAGGACATTGCAAAGTTTGAGGGATATGTCAACAATCCCGCATACGTTCCGATCACGGAGCAGCTCAACCAGAATCAGTTTGATGCGCTGGTCAGCTTTGCCTTTAACTTGGGCGCTGGAAACCTCCGGAAGCTTTGCAAGGGCAGAATAGCGGTGCAGATCGCACAGGCAATGACACAGTATTGCAAAGCCAACGGCAAGGTGCTAGCAGGATTAAAGCGGCGCCGGGCGGCAGAGCAGGCATTGTTTAACAAGCCGGTAAGCGCGGCACCGGCACAGAATACGGAAAGCGAGGATTACAACATGAAGACGATCAAAAAGGGTAGCAAGGGCAACGCAGTAAAGGTATGGCAGATCATCATCGGTGTGACGCCGGATGGAAAATTTGGTAGTGGCACGGAATCGACAACCAGGGACTGGCAGGAAAGCCACGGGCTGACGGTGGATGGAACTGTCGGACCGATGAGCTGGAAAGCGGGACTGGAAGCA